AGATTTTCCTTTTATCAATCCCCACAGGACGATGTCACTAATGCCATCGTCTATGTCGTTGTTGACAATGTGTTGAAGAAGACCGGACGCAGCGGCAACCCCCTTGGCTCGATCGGCGGGAGATACATGCCCGAAATAGTCCACCCTGAACCGCAATCCAGAGGGGCTGTATAGAACCGCCAAGACATCACGAATATAATCCTGCGTTCTTAGGAATGTTTGCGGCACCCCATTATCATCGCCAGTGAGGAACATGTTCCTGAACGCCAGTCCGCGCTGAATGCGCTCGGAACGAGACTGAGAACACGCCCTGACGATGTCAGCGGCAAATTCGGCACGATCGGCAGACTTGCTAGGAATTTTCATGGTGTGAAATCATACCACGCCAAAATACAACCGCCGCATGGATAAATCCCTTTACAAGCTCTCCGGTGCATATAATATATGGCCATACGGAAGTTGGCGCTTCCGTATGACCTAACCTCAACCAGGGAGATGACCCATGGTCAAGGCTGCGGCGGTTAATAAACCGCCTCTCGTAATGCCGCTATTCGATCTTCGTACTATGGAGATCACCCTTATCGGTGATGCCCCACTCATCTGTCATAGATGGTCAGACAAGGCCAGAAAGGAAATTCTTGACAAGCAGATGAAGCGGGCAAAGGCAGCAAAGGATGCAAAATCCCCGGAAACGGATTTCCTGGACAGTCTTTACCCCTACCCCGGCGGTGGTTGGGGATTCCCCACAATCGCTTTCAAAGCGGCAGCGGTTGATGCGTGCTCTCATGTTGACGGAATCACCAAAGTCGAGGCACGCGGCGCCTTTCACATTGGCGGAGAACTGGTCAAACTAGAAGGCGAACCTCGCCTGCGCGAAGACATGGTTCGGATCGGTATGGGAACCGCCGACATCAGATTTCGTGGCGAATTCAACCCATGGAGAACGACGTTGCTCATACGGCACAACGCTGGCGTACTTTCTGCCGAACAAATCACCCACCTGTTTACCATTGCGGGATTTGCAATTGGGGTTGGCGAATGGCGTCCCCAGAAAGACGGCATGTATGGGCTTTTCCACGTAAAAAGCACAGGAGATGTCTGATGGCACGTAAACCGACCTATGCCTTTAAGGAAGGATTTTATAAATCGATCTCCGCGCAGGTCGCGGGAGAAGAGATTGAGCGTATCCGCAAAGAGTGTGGAGAGTTCTTCCGACCAGAAGCCATCGTGGACGAGGCGCGTCCAGAAGACGCGCCGCTGCATCCGGCATTTGAATGGAACGATGACGTTGCCGCCGAGGAATACCGCAAAGAACAAGCCAGAAAGCTCATCAACCATATCATTGTAATTGAGCCAGGGAAGCCGTCAGACGAATGCTTCAGGGCGTTTGTATCTGTGCAAACAGATGCCGGGCATCGCTACACCTCAGCAAAATACTCAACCAGCGTCCCGGAGTTGAGGCGATCCGTCATCGATCAGTATTTAAACTCGATAGAATCCCTCCGAGTTAACCTAGCCAGATACACCGAACTGGCCGAAGCGACCGAGGCCCTGCAAACCGCGTCGAAAAAGCTTCGGTCGAAGCGGCTTGAATTGGCCTGATCGGGGCAGGGCATGGCGAGGCGAGGCAGGGCCGGGCGTGGCATGGCAGGCGCGGCTAGGCAAGGCATGGCGCGGCAGGGCGCGGCAAGGCGCGGCAAGGCATGGCGGGGCATGGCAGGCGCGGCGAGGCAAGGCGGGGCAAGGCAGGCAGGGCAGGGCAAGGCGGGGCGCGGCGGGGCTAGGCGGGGCAGGCATGGCCAGGCAAGGCGTGGCAAGGCGTGGCGGGGCAGGCTAACCCTTTCTGGAAAACGGTGCTGGATCATCGGCAATGACGCGATGATTCGGCACCGGACTGCTACCAGCCGGCCGAGCTGACAAAATCGGCGCAATGGCGCTCGGCACAGATGCTGAGAAATTTCCAGGCTGGGCCGCTTGTTGCGGCCCGCCACCAAAGATCGGCGATAGATCTGGCTTTAGGGTAAGTGGCCGCTGTTTCTGTGGCCCTTTCCAAAAACCATCCGCCTGGGCCTGAAGGTGCATCGGCAACTTTGGCGCAGTCGCCTCGCCGCTGCGATAGATCGCACCAGGACGTGAATGATCCTGTATGTCTGTCATTGAATGATCCGACATGGCGATATTCATCGCTGCGTCGTAAGCCATTGTCTGGATATTCGCCCCGACAACCCCAGGCGCTTTACCAGCCCCCACGTCCATACCAACATCGTCCTGAAAGGATTGTTTCACCTTTCCCAGGCAGCCTTTCTTCGGGCACTTCGGATTAACCTTGTTTGGATCTGCTGTCAGGCGGTCAACATGGAACCGCGTTGCGCATGCCCGGCAACGAAAATGATGGCGATACCGCTGCCGATCGTCGGTCAAATTACCATGCCCGGAGTCAGATATCCTTCTGGCATGCGCCATGCCACAGGATCGCCGCCGATCTCTTCCCGCGACACCGGATCGGACCAGAACCCGACCGGCTTCCAGCCCCGGTCAATGCGCCGGCGAGTGACCCGGTAACGTGCGTAAATCGGCTTGTCCGGAATGTGCGTAGTGTAGTGCAGCTCAACCAGCGTGCCGTCGCGCGGCGCCGTCGCTATATCCAGCCACGACACATCAGGCGCAGGCGGAGCCTCAGCCACTGGCGCTTCCACCACGGGAGAGGCCATCTCGCCTTCGATCGTAACCAGATCATGCTTCCTCGCCGGCATTGGCTTCCCTCCACTTCTCAATCATCTCTCGCGCGTTCTCCATACTGAACGGCACCGCCTGATCCTGAACAACATAGATGTAATCCGGCTCATCCTTAAACTGGATCAGGGCGAAGCTCATATCAACATGAGACTCATACCGGTCGGCAGTCACGATCGACCAGGACGGGCGGATCTGATTCACCCACATGCGCTGTATCATTTGGCTTGGTTGGAATCCTCATCACGAGCTGCAAAATAAGCCTCAACATCCTTCTGAAGACCCGGCTTATTGCCCGCAAGCTCTGTTACACGGTCAAGGTTGCGACGTATGTCAGTGACGGGATTAAACTTCCATTTCCGCAGAATGTCCCACCGAGAGACATAGGCCCTGGATGCCTTGGGGCCATGGAATGCATGCTCAATCGTGCCCGGCAGATAGCCAATTCGTTGCCCGACAAAGTGCTCAGCCCGCGCTTGCCACGCCAACTGAGAGGCGGTGAACTGCGGACTGATGTCCGCAGGGAACGTTTCACTCACCCGGCCCAGACATGCCAGCGCCATGTTGTGGTCGGCACTACCCAGGATTGCATCCTCATAAAGACCGCCGATAAACTCAAGGATCTCCCGGCGGGCCGCCCAGCAATACCCAGGATGTCCAAAAACATAGCCCTTGCGCCATGTTGGATAGATCGGTTTGCCCTGAACGAACAATGATGCAAACGAAGTGTGCATCTCCATGACTTCGTTCTTTGGACCAAGATCCAAGGCCGTCTGCCACGGCTGAATAACGCTGTACTGCTGAAGCGCATGGATGATATCGACCGGCCACGTCGGCGTGCGAAAGGATATATCGGCATCTATCCAGGCAATGTACCGTGCGTCCCGTGGCAGCCTGGAAATGCCGATGTTGATCAGGCTCTCTTTGTGCCAACAGATGGTTGTATGGCGAACGCCAATGAAATTGATGCGTGGATCAAGGTCGGAAAAATCAAACGACCGCTCACCCAGCGCACACTCAACAAGAGTGAGGCTGATCCCAGCCGCCAATTGCTGGCGGCAAAATTCCTTTGTTAGAGTGACGCGCGATAACGTGCGCAATGGGTTGGATACAACAGCCACAACATGAAGTTGTGACGCCTGAAATGGCATGTTTATTGCAATCCGCGTTGCTCAAAGAAGGTTCGTGGGGGAGGCGCGTCCATCTGCTGGTCCGCCGCTTGCATTATATTCATGACGCGACGGTTTAAGGTATCAGCGATATGTGAAATTCTTCCGCTCTCTTTCAAAAGAGAGCCTTGCCACGTCAGGCCATTGCTGATCAGACCGCCCCTCAGGTTTTCCAGCCACGTGCTGTTAGCCAGGGCCATAGCAAAGGTGCGATCGTCCCGCAGCCTGCCCGGCGCCGAGGCGCCGATATCGATCTTGGTGTTGTCCTGGACGACGTTCAGCATCTCTTCCAATAAGGGGATGCTGCGGATCTCTAAAAGGCCCGTGACAAAACTATCCCGCAGGATGTTCATCGTGTGGTACTTGATCCGCTGACTGACCACCGTGTTGTACTGATAGCCAGGGCCAGGACTATCGATGCGGCGATACAGGTGCCACGTGGCCGCCGACAGGAAGTCATCGAAATCGAAGTTGCTCGGTGGTGCATTCTCAGATCGACGCGGCCTTGTTGGGTCCATCTCCTGCTTACGGGCGATCTCCCGCTCAGCCGCCAACCGAATCTCGGCCTGATACAGATCAGAGCGCATACGTACGCGCAGGTCATCGAAGGACTGCATGACCGCGCTGCCGATGCCGCCGGTAAGATCGATGTTGATGCGACAGTTTTTGTACTGCCCGGCCAGGTATGAGAGAACCCAGGCACAATGGCGGGTCTCGGGTATGTTGTCCGCCCACTCCGCAACCTGCACCATCTTGTCAGCGAACACCCTCCACACGGAGGCGCAGTGATAGTTTGACACCTCTGACCGGCCGCCTGCCGGATCGGCGCCTATGACATACCAGCCCTCTGGATGTGGATGCTCCCAAACACGCAACTTGATCTGTCCGTCCCTTGGTTCATCGGTCAGCGCCTCAACGCGGGACAGGTGATACTCATCGGCCAGATAGAACTCATATGCCTTGTAGCCATAACCGCCATCCTCCACGCCCCCTTCAGGGGCGTTACGGATTTCTTCCATTCTGTTGTGAATACGCTTGGGGCCGAAGAAACTGATACCGGATTGAACAAATGCCTCAGATGCAGTCCATGGCTGGTTCTGTGACATGTCCATATCGCTAGAGTTAGGACGTGTCATTTCCAGTCTGTGCCAAGCTAATTGCTCTGGGGTTATATCGAAATCGTATAGCTTCTTAACCGCTATTATTTTCTCGGTCTCTTCAGGCGTTGGAGGGGCAAGCCCGAACGCCTTGAAGCGACGATCATTCTCTCGGATACGCTGAAGATCGTTAGACCACCAGCCGACAAATATACAACGGGACGAGTATTCATCTGCCATTGCGGCTTCCCACATGTCCTTCCAATGATTTGGACCGTGGGCAGTGGACTCCATGATATAAAGCGAACGCGGATTGTCCGGCGCCATCGCATGACGAAAGGACTCAAGCCCTTCCTCCTTAGCGTACGAAGCCAATTCTGTGAGATGACCGACAATATACCCTTCACCCTCACCCCATGCTTTCTTGGTCCCAGCCACAAGCATGTCGAGGCGGGATTTATTGGAGAAGGTAAAGCCGAACCGGTTGTCCTTCGCCCCGTGCCTCTTATCGAGGGAGAAGCTTTTACCCATAAACGACGCAAGGCTCTGCACGTAGCGACGGACGGTCTCGCGGTTCTTCGCAGCATTTTTCTCACTGTCGCTGACCAAGCAGCCAATCGTATTGGGATGATACGCAAGCCAGAAAAGAATGATGGCTATCGTGATAGTCGTGACGCCAAGCTGGCGAGACTTGAGGATATAGAAGACATGAACGCCGTCTTCTAATCCCTGGCATATCTGCTCTAACACTCTGGACTGCGAAGTCCACAGGTTAAGCTCAATACCGCTGCCATCTAAGTCTTCAGCGGCATGCTTAGACTGAATTCTAATGTGTTTCAGATACCGCCTGAAAAGCGGTAGCCACTTTGGGTTGGGCGTCTCGTTCATGAGACGCCGTATACATCATCCAGGCCGAGGCCATATACCTGTGATGACAGCAACAGTGATCATGATACCAGCCGCTATGTAGGCGTACAGGCCCATCACGAACAAGGCGGTGACGACCGTCTTAGCTAGAGATGCCGGCCGCATCCATGGCTTTGATAGCAGCCGCTCATACAGCATATCGCCTCACGCCCCAGGGGAAGAAACATACCCGACACTTCCGCCACAGCGCTCTACATGCCCTCTCATGGCGGACTCGGCGCACTCCAAAGCGACACGATGACGACGCTCCAAATCGATCATCTTCGCGATCACCTCCCATGCCTGATTGTGATGTGGCAACGAAACGCCATCCCCGCATCGTGCGGCCACCCACGGGTGCGTTAAATAAGAAAGCTCAGACTCCGGGTTTATACCCATGCATGCGCAATAGGCGTACGCACCAACCTTGTAATCACGCAAATCATCTATGATGCCATCACGCTGAACAATGGCAGCCTGAATGACGCCCTTCATAGATCCAGCGCCTTGTAGTCTGCTATGACACGTTCCAGAACGCTATCCCAATCCCCTAGAGTGGGCTGTCGATAGATCTTCATGGCGGGATACCATGGCGTTGTTGTGCCCTTCATGCCCCACCGCCAACAGCTATCGTAACGATTAAGCAGCCACGTTGGAATTCCCATGGAGGCTGACAGATGGGCAATGGCTGTATCGACGCTGATCACCAACCTCAGATCGGCAATCATCTCAGCCGTCGTCAGCCAGTCATCCGTATCCAGATCTTCCTGCTGTAAGGATCTGGCACTCGGTATTGCCAAAAACAGATCCCGCATCTTGTCATGCGGTATTGACCGCCTCTGATCCACGGCATTGGCAAGCGGCTCAGAATACCGAGCGCCGCCATGCCAGCAGATGCCGACCTTGCCGCGACCGGGCCGGATGTAGAGATTGCGGCCAAAATCCACCGGGGGCGGGCACGTCTCAGGCGTTGTGCCGAACAGAAGGGGCAGAGACATCAGGGATGTCTGCTCATCCCATCGCGGCAACTGATCATTGGGCAGCGGGCGAACCTGATCTTCCATCTTCGGCGCTACAAAGATCTCGGCTGGCAGGCACTTAAACAGGCGCTGCAATCCGCCTTGCGTTTCCAGGATGAGATGACCCGCCACCTTCGCAAGCTCTACGGCATAGCGGCAGAACTGGATACTGTCGCCATAACCCTGCTCTGACCGCAGCAGAACCACCTTGCCGCGCAAGCCTTCCAGCGTGCCTTGATACAATGGCTGGCCACGATACCACCATGGAGCGACGGGCGTGGGAAGAGACCACCGATGTTCGAATCCCCTCCATCCCTCTGGCCAGTTACCCATGCGCAGATGGGTGGCGCCAAGCGCCACCCTGGCAAAGATATTATCCGGGTTCAGTTCTAGCGCTTTCTGCTCATGAAACAGCGCATGCTCATCGGAACCCCAGATAGAATACTGCACTGCGAGACTGTGATGACACTCATCCGAGCCTGGATCTAGGATCACCGCCCGCTCAAAGCAGGTGAACGCCTCCGCGTGACGCTGAAGCATGCCATGAGCGGCACCAAGCTTCATCCATTGCGTGCCAAAATTGGGCTGAAGGATGATGCAGCGCCGGTAGTATGTGGCGGCTTCCTCGAACATCCCCAGCTCATAACTGGCCATGCCAAGGCATATCCATGCGTCTGGGTTCGATCTATCCAGACTGACGGCGCGTTGCAGGTAATCATAGGCGTTAGCCCATTTCTTCTGCCGCAATTCGATCCGGCCGCGCATTTGCGCGGCCATAGCTTCGTCGCCCTCTCTCTCAATAACTCTCAGCACATCCTTCGCTAGATCGATCTCACCATCCAGGATGCGATGAAGGGCAAGCTCAACAAGCGGCGTCACTTGAGCGCACCCCGAAGAGACGGCGACGCTTTGAACGAAACGCGCCTGCTTGCCTTGACCTTGATTTTCTCACCGGTCCTGGGGTTCATTGCCTTGCGGGCTTTCATGCGAAGCACTCTGAATGTGCCGAATGTGGGAAGCGAAAAACGCCCTGTCCTTTTTAGTTCAAGAGATATGGCATCAATGAGCGCGTTTGTGACTTCACGTGAAGCAACGCTGGTCAGGCCGGCAGACGCCTGAAGATGCGCTGCTATGAATGCCTTTGTCATCGTCATCGCTTCCTCAGAATGAACTCAATGGCCGGCTCACACATCGTCAGAGAGGACTGATCGAACGTATCAGGAGCACCGTAGAGATACCCCTGATCAAGAAGCTCAATCTTCAGGAACTCTGCTCTATCGACAAAGGAAGAAGCCAACCCAGTGACGGAAATCAAATATTGAGGTTGGGTCTCCGCCCCAACGGGTGGAGAGAACCCGTTGACTGAAAATCTTCTTTTGTGGTCCTCGTTATGGGGCGAGGGCCACTTACCGTGTTCGTACAGTTGCCAGTCCGGGACGACAACGATGACGTGGCCACCCGGCTTGCAGATCCTGATCCAGTTTTTCAGCGCTTCGGAAGGATATTCCAGATGCTCAAGGCAGTGGCTGGAATGAACAAAATCATATATGTTGTCCGCCACACCACCCATAGTCTGCGCATCGCCCTGCTCCTTATCCCAGGATGCCACCCCGAGAATGCCAGGAAACAAGGTTTGATAATGGTGCAGCGGATCGCTCCCGCTGCCTATATCGATCCCAAAACCTCTGAAATATCTCGAAACGAAACGTGTGTCATGCAGCCGTCTGGCGACGGCCTTTGCCGTTTCCTGCCCCATTTTACCCCCTCATCAAACTCAGCCTAAACCAACATATGGCAAAGACAACAAGGCCAATATTGCTCGGCGTGAGATGCATCACAGACCCAGGACAGGTGCCCAGAACTCATACGATATCATCGCAAGGGGCGGACCAAAGATGATCAGGAACAGGAGGCTGAGAACAAGTAGGGTCTTGTGCGTCGTGTCCATCACACTCTCCTGACGACAAACAGTAATTCATCAACTACATTGATGTAGTGAGTGATGCAATACTGTATATTCTTCTGCTGTAGTCTCTTTTCTTCCCACTCAGGGAAGAGCTTGAACTGAAACTCATCCACCTCGAAATCCACATCCCAATATTCAGCCAGTGGGGTGTTAGGCCACCCCTTCTCGCGCACTTCAGCGCAGAACTTCTTGCTGAACAGACGTATCGTATTGAGTGTAACGGGGTGGGTGTGGGTGGGGTCTCCGGTAAAGCCATCACTGGCCCAGTGGGGTGTGGCGATACGCAGCAACGCCCCAGGCGCCATGACGCGGTAGAGGTCGCGCATTAAGGCAGGCAGGTTGGTGACGTGTTCCAGAACATGGCTGGCATTCACCTCATTAACCTCCCCTTCGTTGAAGGGGAGGGTTTCGAACGGGAGGTTAAGGGCCAGATCAGGATTACAGACACCGGACTTATCGATGTTTATCCAACCCTCTGATTGAGGCAGGTGATTGTAGCCACAGCCAAGATTCAATCGAATCATAATCAAGACTCCGCCAGCAACGTGGCTGCATACTCTTCTCCGCGCATGCCAAAAGTGGACGCGACGGCGTTCAGGGCGGTAAGATCTTGCGGGTTTCCTAAACCGGCCTGCTGATCGGCTGGATCGGGAAGGGGTTCGCACTGGTCAGAAACTGGCAAAATGTATTGACGAAAACTACCGTCCGGCTCGGGGCTGCGATTAATGACTTTGAGCACCAGTCCGCTGTCCGTTAGCAGCAGCGTGCCCCAGCGTTCATCGTGATCAATAACCGCTCCGCCGACATCCGAAATGTGTTTGTCCCA